CCAACGAGGGCTCCTCGGAGGAATCCGAGGACGACCTGCTCGCCAAGGTCCGCAACCTGCTGTAAGGAGGGCGCATGGAACGCATGAAGTCGGCCGAGGAGGTCCGCGGCATTGCCGCGGACCTTATGAGGATGTACCTTGATCTAGGTGAGCGGGCCAGGCTGAGTAAGGCCACCCTCGCCCGCATCATCGGAGCCAATAGCCAATCACGCCTCAGCGGCAAGCAGCTGGAACGCACCCCGAGCCTGCCCGAGTTCGTCGCCATGAAAGAGGCGGTCGAGCGGATCCAGCAGGGGCTGCAGGAGGGGTGGCTGCCGGCCGCAGGCAAGAAGGGAACCCCGCAGGATGAAGCCTATCGCAACATCACAGGGTTTGAGCCGGAATCTTACGGCGGGGCGGAGTAAAAAAGGCCCCGGCAGCGTCGCACCTGCCGGGGCCAGACCCACAAGAGGAGGTGTCCCTTGGGTGTGATCGAACGCGCTTGGAGAACGAGCGATCACCATTTCATTGTCGCCATCGGTTCCAAAGGTGTCAAGCACCTGCCGGTGTCCTCACCCGAGCAGGCTTACGACCTGGCGGCCAAGGTGGACGCCGCGGGGGCCGAGGCGTATTGGGCGCCGGCCGGATTCTCCGCTCCGCAGCGCAAGCAAGATGCAGCCATTGCCCTGCCGGGGTTCTGGATCGACCTCGACGGGAAGGACCAGCCGGACGGCAGCATCGGCAAAGGGCTCCTCGCCTTGCTGCAGTGGTGCAAGGACCACGGCGTTCCGAACCCGCACGACCTGATCCTCTCCGGCAACGGCGTCCACGCCTACTGGTGGCTCGACGCGGCTTATCCGCATGAGCAGTGGCTGCCGGTCGCGCAGCACTTCAAGCAGGCCCTGGCCGTAGGCGGGGTGCAGGCGGACCCGACGCGCACGGCCGACGCGGCGAGTATCCTCCGCGTGCCGGGCACGCATAACCGCAAGGACCCGGCCAACTTGCGCGAGGTCACGGTGCTGCACTCAAGCGACGCCCCCGGCGTGCCGCTGTCCGACTTCCAGGCCGCCCTCCCGGCCGTGGGGCCGATCCGCAGCCTCTCGCGCCCAAAGCGAGACGATGAGTGGGCGGTGCAGGATAACTACCCGGCCGGGGACGCCGAGGGTATTGCCGAGCGGTGCGCGCAGATGCGCAAGATCCGCGACGCCCGCGGGGCCGTGAGCGAGCCGTTCTGGCGGGCCGGACTGTCGGTGCTTGCCCGGTGTGCCGATGCAGAACACTACGTCCATGAGTGGTCCAAGGGGGACGAGCGGTATGATCCGCACGAGACGCAGAAGAAAGCAGATGCGACGGCTGGCCCGGCAACGTGCGGCCATTTCAACGAAGTACACCCGGGAGGCTGCACCGGCTGCCCGCTTGCGGGCAAGGTGAACAGCCCCATCCAGGCGGCCGTGGCGGCGGCCAAGGCCCCGGAGCTACCGCAGCGGCAGGCCGGCGAGCCCGTGCAGACCCGGCCAACTAAGATCGGCGGATTCCAGATAACCGACGCCGGCATCTACTTCCAGCCCCCGGCCGGGGACGGCGAGCCGGAGCCGCCGAAGCGTGTGACGCAGGTGCCCATGTGGATCTCGGAGGTCCGCGAGCGGGCGCGGGACGGGAACGACCGCGATCATTCATCTCTATTGGTCGAGTGGCGGAGCATAGACGGACGCGACAAGTCGGCCGTTCTGCACCAGTCGGACGTGCATGACGCCCGCAGCTTCAAGGCTTGGCTGGCCGACCACAACATCATCAGCGCCGTGCAAGAGGTAGGGCTGCTTGTGAAATACATCAGCGAAATGACATTGGAGACCCTGCGGAAGCAGGGGGTGCGCGAATACCATGAATCCCTGGGCTGGTACGAGCAGGGGTTTGTCTGCGGCGAGAACATCATCACCCCGCAGGGCTCGAAGCCGGCACTGGTGCAGAGCACCAACCCGATCAGCCGGCTCAAACCCCGAGGCAATGTGGATGCTTGGCGCGATTCCGTTTCCGTGCTGAACAAGCCGGGCTACGAGCACCACGCCTTTGCTTTGCTGGCTGGGTTCGGATCCCCGGTGTTGTCGCTGGCCGGTGTGCAGTCGGCCGTGGTGTCGCTTGTCGGTATTTCCGGAGCCGGTAAGACCCTCTCGGCCAAGGCCGCGTTGTCGATCTACGGTGACCCGGAGAACTTGTCCCAGGCCGCCTCGGCATCGAGCAATGCCATCGAGCGGCAGTTGGGGTGCAACCGGCATGTGCCGTACCTGCTTGATGAGGTTACACACCTCTCCCTCAACCGCCTGACCGAGTTCATCTACCTGGCCGCCAACGGCGCCGGCAAAGACGCCCTGACCCGCAACCGCGAAAACCGCAACACGGGCTCCTGGCAACTGGTGCCGTTTATCACCTCGAACCATCCGGTGCTGGAGTTCCATCAGCGCGACGTGGAGGAGGCGCACCGTCGCCGGATACTGGAGGTCCACTTTAACGAGGCAATGGGCGCCCAGGACGGCGCGACGCTGGAAGCCGGCATCCGCGAGAACGCCGGGGCTGCGGCCGAGCCTTTTCTGCAGTTGCTCGCCAAGTACCGTACCCAGGTGCCGCAGCTGTTCGAGCAGGCTGTCGAGAAGATCCGGGCCGAGCAGGTCATTCCCGACGCCAACCGCTTCGGCATCTGGACGCTGGCCGGCGCCCTTGTCGGCGGGTCAATCGCCAAGGCGGCCGGGCTGATCGACATGGACCCCTGGCCGATCATCCGCCGGGTCATGGCGCAGTACGAGCAGGACGTGCAGCAAACACTTACCCCGGAGCAGCGCATCGAGGCTGCCCTGCGGGAGTTCCTGGCGGCCAACAGCAAGCGCGTGTGCCGTTGGGACACGGACGGGAACGATCTCGGGGAGGTAGTGGACGACCCGGTGGCGCGGGTTTACCGCAACGGGCAGGTGGCCGTCCACAGCAAGGAGTTCCACTCGCTGCTGCACGACGAGCGCATCAGCCGCACGGCCATTCGGGAGTGGTTGGGCGAGCACTCATCGGCCAAGCCCAAGAGCGTGCGGCTCGCACCCGGCACACCCCCGGTGTGGAGCGTGATCTTCGACGCCGAGGCGTTGGGGTGGGACGAGGATAAGGGCGGCTAGCCGCCCTTGAGCCGCAGGGCTTGCCAGATTAGGTTGGCCGCCCCGGTGCCGGCAGCCACAAAGATGCCCCAAACTACGGCCATCTTGCCCTTTTCCTGAGCTTCGCGTAAGCGCCGCAGCATGTGAACGTCCTCTTGTATGCTGTGGGGGTTGGTCATATCGAAGCCGATGCGCTCCAAGACCTTGTGGGCCGCCTCCTCGGCGGCTTCTTCGGCAGCCTCGTGAGCGATGCGCCGCACCTCGTCTTCCGACAATTTATCCTCCGAACGCCGCCCGGCCATGACTATCCCTCCCCGCAGAGGGCTTCCAGCATCCGCTGGCGTAAAAGCACTGCGTCAATGAGGGTATCGTCACGCTCGCGCAACGTCCAGTAGGTGTCGTCGGACAATGCGGTCAGGTCTTCGGCCGGCACCTCGGGCGGGGCCGGCAATGGCGGGGCACTGCAGTCCGGTGTGACGTAGACCGTCCGCTCGGGCAGCAGGCTACAGCCGCTCGTTGTCCAGGCCGCGAGAGCGATCACCGTCACGGCGCTCGCTGCGGCGGTCCTCGGCAGCATCGCGTGCCTCCTCGTCAGCCTTGCGCTCGGCCTCCCGCACCTTGCGGGCGTCCTCGCGCTGTTGGTTGGCCTGATCGGCCCGGCGGCTTTCGCGCTCCGCCTCCTCGGCCGCACGGTTGGCCCGGCGCCGGTAGAACGCCACGGCCGCAGCCAGTGCAGCCACAACGGCCGAGCCCGCCCAGGCGGCATAGCGTCGGATCGTATCAAGCACGGCCGCCTCCCCGCACCTTGGCCAGCGCCTCAATGCCGGGCGTGCCGAGGGAGTAGTAGCCGATCACGACCACCAGCACCCATTGCGTTGTCCGCAGGATGGGAGAAGCGTGCTCGCTGACGACACCAAAGGCGGAGGCACCTGCGATGGCAAGGATGCCGAGCAAAGACGCCCAAGCCATTAGCTTCTGGTTGCGCCAGTACCGATCGGCGTCGGGGTGTTCCGGTCGCTCGCTCATAGGTACTCCGGGCTGTACGTGCGGATTTCGACCGTCACTTCATCCTCCACAGCATCGAGCAGCTTGTCGAGGGCTGCCCGGGAGTCCCAGACCGCCAGCTCGTCGCTTGTGATGCCGGGCCGCAATCCGGACGCGATACACCCGTCCAGCTGCGAGGGGTAGTTGGCGGCATGGATCAGGATTTCGCTGCGCTCTGGTACCTCCTGTAGCCATAGCGTACGGCCGTGGTTGGGCGAGTCGTGCTTGATGGTCGTGTACACCCCCGGCGGGATGCATGACTCGTTGCGCTCGTTGCTGCGCCACGGAAGTTCGATGGTCCATAGGCTGAGGCCGCCTACGGTGAGGCGGCCCAGTGTGCCGTAGGGGGTGTAGCTGCGCTCTATTAGTATTTTCACGGCACTGTTCACAACTTACAAACCTTTAAAGGCCCATGTCCCGTTTCAGATCAGACAGCATCCCGGCCATCGTCCGCCGACCTTGGCAATGCTTGGTGTAGCCCACGTAACTGGCGACTGAGGCGCGAACTTCCTCACGACTCACACGCCCCGCGCGGTAGCCCGACGCCAACTGCTTCATGCGCCGCCGCGCCCGGCGCGTGTTTCGCTTGCGCGGCTTGATGTGGGTGGTCCAGGTCCTGTAGCCGGCGAAGTCCACGCCCTGGCTGGCTGGGTAGACGCTCCACTTGGAGAGCCGCAGCCCCAGGTCGCTGGCCAGCCAGTCCCGCAGGTAGTCCAGCTTGCGCTTTAGCTCGGCCTTGTCCGGCCCCATGAAAAGCCAGTCGTCCATATAGCGGACGTAGAAGGGCTCGCCCATCTCGTCCTTCACGTGATGGTCCAGGGCGTCCAGGTAGACGTTGGCGGCCAGCTGGGATGTCAGTGCGCCAATGGGCAGACCAACGCCATCGCAGCCCTGCGCGTCGATGATCCGCCCCCAAAGACCCAGGACCCGCCGGTCGCCGATGGTACGCCCGATCTGCTGCTTCAAGCGCCCCTGGTGGATGCTGGGGAAGTACCGGCGTATATCTGCCTGCAGGACATAAACCCGGCCCCACCGGCCTTGCGCGCGCCGCAGGTGCTGCTGCACGCGCTGGCACGCCGCATGGGTTCCGCGCCCGCTGCGGCACGCAAACGAATCGCGAATAAAGCGCCGCTCGAAGTACGGCTCCACAACACGGTGCAGGGCGTGGTGGACGACGCGATCCCGGAAGGGCGGCGCCTCGATCAGCCGCTCTTTCGGCTCGTACACAGGGAAGGCCGCGAAGGGCTGCGGCTCCCACATATCCCAGACCAGGCGGTTCTGGATGTCGATCAGCTCCTCCTCCCAGCGCTGATGGAAGCGGAGCACGTCCGGCTTGTAGCGCTTGCCTTTCCGGGCCTCGCGCCACCCAGCCAGAAGATTATCCCACTCGATCAGCTCGGGCCACAGGCCCTTGGCTGTCCTCGGCATGAACCGTCCTC